TGTAATACCGCCAGCAGCAACAGTTGCCCATTTTAATCCAGTGGCCTCTGCGCTATCGGCTGTGAGTACTGTGTTGTTAGCACCCACGGCTAACCTTGCATCACTTGTGCTAAATGTATAAACATCACCTTTAGTGGTTAGTGGTGATACTGCGCCTGCTTGTATATAATCATAAAATATTGCTGCGCCTGTAGCTGTAAAATATAATATACCTGCATCATTTTGTGGCAATATTAAACTGCCTGCAGTTGCTACTGTGGCTGTACCTGCTGTAACTGTACAAGCACCTGCACCTAAGTTCTGTATAAATACTGTGTCACCTGCTGCAAATAATCCTGTGTTAACAGTTATGGTTGTTGCACCTGCTGCGTTCATGGCAACGGTAGTGCCTGCGTCTGCTGCAACTAATACGTAACTGGCAGTCTTAGCGGTTGCAGATCCGCCACCCATAGCTGTCTGCTGAAGCGAGGTCATTTGCGCGGCCGTAAGAACCTGGCCAGTTGTGAAGGTTTGCTTTGCGATGATATTCTCCTTTAATAACTGAGGACATTATAGTCTAAAGTTCCATAAATCGTATCATTTAGGATAAATGCGTCGATAACGGGCTCTAGCGTTGTGAAGGTAGTGCGCCAACTATTCGGTGATATATTCATGCGTACACCGAAAATCTGTAAGGTTTTCTCTAAGGTAGATCCGCCTGGCTGTGTAGTAATTACCTTGATTGGATCAAAGAAGTCTAAATCTAAGGCCGCAATTATGCCTGTGTTGTAATTGTTTGTGTATAGGTCAAGCACTATCGAGTCCACACGAATACTGGTTTCAGCGCGTGAAGCGGTATAGGCCTGTGCGTAGTCAAGTGCAACTGCGTCTGTTTCCATTAAAAGGTTGTCTAAGAAGTAGCTGTGTAAGAAGTATTTATCGATGCTGTCTTGATTTAGTGCTACCTGGGCTGTTCCCCCAGTCCTTGTAATTGTGGCTTTGTTAAATATCAATGTGTCATTTAATATCCATGATGCATCAAAGTAATCTATACCTGTGCCGTTATCTGCAAAGACTGTGGGTGTGCCACCAATAGATCCTGCGGTTACGTTTCGATCTTGGAATACGAACGAGCCAGACGCGTCTACATATAGTGCGCCATACTCGGAGGTGGCTACAGTAGTTAAGGCTTGCAGGGCTGTGCGGTTTGTGCCAGGATCTGCTTGCATAGTAGTGAGCCCTGCATCTACGTCACGCATGGTTGCTGGCCAGTCAATTTCATCTAATATTTCATTAATACGTGTGCCAGATAAGTCGCCTGCGGTAGCACCTGTGACTGTGCTGATCTGTGCTACTTGAGCCAATCGAAACGCATCCACGGCTTGGATAGTTGTAATGGCCACATCTTCACCAGACTCTTCTGGGTAAGTAGTCACATAGCTTGTTATGAAGCCCTGGAATATGGGGTATGTTACTGATGAGTAGGTGGCACTAATCTGCACTTTCTTCATAGGCGTTAAAAGTCCTGCGTACGGCCCTGTTACATTTTGCGGATTAAAATCGCCATTCTGATCTACTATGCGTAATGTAAGTGTGCCTGTCTGGAATTGATCCGACAGGGCGGTGCGGCCTCGGTTAGTCTCTATGCGGTTAACCTGATTAGATACATCTACAATTACGGCTGTGGCATCACCTAGTACGTTCGTATCTAGTATGCCTGTATCTAAGATTATTGTCTGAGCAAAGGCTGGCCCAGTACTAAAGTTAATTAAAGCGGTTATTACAGGTAAGGTCATACTAAGAAGCCAGCAGGTACTGTGCTATATCCCGATCTAGTTGCCACCTGTATGCTCTCCGCTATTGCTTGGCTTAGTTTATCGCCACCTGCATCTACAGTTACTCTAATATCCATTGGCCCTGGCGCTGATGATTTCTGTACTCCACCCATGCCAAAGCCACCTAAGAAATCATTGATACGCGAGTTTAATTCTCTAGTATCAAGTATTGCCGCTTGTGATTGTGCTGGTGTATATGTAGCACCTGATGGCCCTGTAATCATTCCGCCTGCAGCTGGTGGTGCTGGTGATGCTAATGGTGTTGTTAAATTAAACTTGGCAAGCATGGCTGCTATACGTGCGTTTAGTTCTCTAATTGTAGTTATGGCTAAATCCTCGATAAATGTATCTATTTTATTAGATAAAGTCTTTACCTTAAATATGCCAAACTCTTCTAGAGTCATGCCTGCTAATCTTGCTTGCTCTGCTAGTTTTTTTAATGCCTCAGCTGCTTCCATTTCAGCCAAATACTTCTTAGCCAACGCTTCGTTATTGTCTAGGATTGCTAGCTGTGATTTAAGGCGTAATTTAGTCTCTTCATCGGTTGCGCTATTTAATGCTGCGTTTAAGCCTATGCGTTCTAGATCAAACTTCTTCCGTAATTCTTCTACGTTCTTATTTTCAATGGCGTTCTTTTTGAGTAATAGTGCTAATTCTGCTGCCTTGGCTTTTGCTAATTTATCCTCGGTCTGGAATCGCTTAGCATCAATACGGCCTGCACTGCGTTGTTCATTAGCTGGCAATTCTCTTGCTGGTGTGTTTTCTTTACCGAGCCTAGCCAATAATCCTAATGCGCTTGTTTCATAGAAGGCTTTACCTATTAAACCAATACCAGGTATATCACCTAATTTTGCAATCAATACTCCTATACCTGTAATAGTGTAGCCTGTTTGCTTACCTAGTGCTTGCATCTTTTTAGTTGTATCTTCAATATTTGTATCTTTACCTAATGCGTCAAGCGCACCTAATATGCCTTTACCTATTTCTTCTTTAACATTTTCGCTTGCTACTTTTAATAAATCCATTTTTCCAGCGTATGTAGTTAATCTAGCCGCTGATTGACCTGCAAACTTTGTATTTAACTCTTCCATGATCTTATTCATGTCGCCAGTCTTTAATAATGTCTTACTTAGACCAGCACCTAATCTACTTAGACCAGTAGTGTTACCTGCAAAGCCACGTGATAGAGCTGTAGTAACTTCACCTAAAGATCTACCTGTGGCCGCACTTACGTTTAATGCAGTACTTAATGCATCTTGGCTTTTAGTTATAGATCCTGTTACTGTTAATAATCTTTGGAATGCTGGGCGTAATTCATCATCTAATACGCCTGTAGATTTTTGTAGATTAGCAATATACAGCTCTACACCTGGTGCGCTAAATTGATAACCAGTATTTTTTAACTGTTGCTCTAATGACTTTGCGGCTTTCTCATCTGCCATAAATGCTTTGACTGCCGCTTTACTATATTTACTTAAAGCTGTAACGCTAAATGCTGTAGCAAATACTTTAGCAAAACTTTTTATCTGTTTATCAAAGGCTGATACTTCTTTCTTAGCCTTTTTTAATCCTTTGTTGTCAAAGGTGCTGAGAGCCGATACTACTAAGGTAGGCACAGTTATACTCCCGTAAATCCACGAGCTGCTCGCTCTTTATAAAATCCTAGTACTTGACCTTTTTTCTCTAAAGGTAACTTTTTGTAATACTCAAATATGGCTTGATCTATTGCTTTCTTAAGATCTTCGTAAATCTTACCTTGATCCTCTGACCATGCTTTATAGATTACGCGACCTTTATTCTTACGACCTCTACGACCTACAGATCCTGCAAGTGTTGCATCTACTACGTTTGGCAGTGCTTGTATAAATTGCACACCTGCATCTGGGTTAAGTGATGCACCTTGTGAGCCTTGTGTTTTACGGCCTGCAGTCTCATAGATTGCACCCGGTGCTGACTCATTAGATACGTAGTTATAAACTGAGTAGCCTTTTCTGTTTTTCTTATTAGGGCCAAGTTTATATTTAATGCCGCTTCTAGCTGTAGATTGATCGTACGCTGGAAATGGTCTGCGCTGTCCTTCTTGTGGCTCTGCTGATTTTGTCCAGCCACTTAGCACATTTTGCTCACTTGGTAAATATTGTTTTGCTTTATATGCAACTTTAATCATGGGTGCTTTAAGACTGTCTTTGACGTTCTTGTACATATCTTCGTCAATTTCATCTACTGCTTTAAGGAACTCTCTAACGCCGTTTACGACTACTGGCATTTTTGATCTCCTTTGCTCTATCGCTAAACACCTGCACGATCGCTCGCAGCATCTCTGAGTCCATATTTATGAACTCACTAGGCGCGATCCCAGTCTCTACACTTAAGGAAGCCACCGTATAGAGAATGGAGTCACGCGGCACTATTTTTTTTCTTCGTCCAATACCTCGACAGTTTCTAAGCTGTCTATAAACTCGATACCAAATATAGGAACAGTCACGTTAGCCCTACGTAAGCACTCATGCGCTAAGAAATAAATCTCAGTCTGCCTTTCGTGATCACGTAGGACTTTACTAATTCCTGCGCCATACTTTAACTCAAAAGCGTACTCGACACCCGGCGTAATCTTGTGTTCAGATACTTCGCCGTTAGCCCTTGTTATCTTTAGCTTTGCCATTATTACTCCTTAGACTGTTACGTCAACTACTATAGGGCTTTGGCAGGTAAATGTAATTGACTGTGTGCTTATGTCGCCCACTGCGCCGTTTACATCTTGAGTATTGTTAACCAATACTGTTGTTTGATACTCTGGGTTAGTTGCGCTAATTGCTGCAGAAGTCTGCTTAATTGTTAGTGGCACTGTAGTACCCCAGGCTGCCTGTAGTGTTGCGTTTACGTTAGCTGCTGCTGTGTCATTTAAGAAGTCAATAGTAATAGTGCTAGCTTCTAGACCCTTTGCAAACTTGTGAGCTGTATCGCCCATAGC